CTACCTGATCTTCGAAGGCGTTGTTGTCTCAACGGTCTTCAATTCGTGGCTGGAGTTTTCCCGGAGCATCGGCGGCATGACGTGGGTGTTTCTTAGTACGCCCCTGGATGTCTGCTTTGAGCGCGTTTACGGGCGCAACCGTGGCGCGAGGATTGGCGAGGACCTGGTATCCGAAAAGTACCGGGCAATCGACAATGTCCGCCTGAAGGCCATTGAAGTAGGCGAGAAGGTTTCGGTACTCGACTGGCGCAATCCCCTGCCGCCTTTCGTTAAACTCGCTAGACCGTAAAATTCTAACATGATCCGCTTCACGTATACGAATGAAGATACAGGCCAGTCCAGCCTGGGAATTGGTATCACCCGCGAGGACATCGAGAAATTGGTTCACGGCCTTCCTGTTGTTGTTAGGCTGTCTGATCTCGGTCAGGGCGTTACGATCAACGGCAAGGTCTTGATCTACTTTGGCGAGACACAGGAAGAATGCTTTGAGCAGATTGCTGAATTTGTCTCGCCCGAGACGAAGGTGATTCTACCGATATGAAAAAACCGAAATACCATCCTGCTCAACCGGAAATGCGGTACGAGGTCCACGACGAGGAGTTGGAAGCCACGCTCCATGCGCTGGCCACGATGATCAAGGCAGGCATGCCAGAGGGCTGCGGGTTCGCGCTGTTTCTCTTCAAGTACACCGACAACCCGGATATTTTCTACATGAGTTCGGCGGTGCGCGAGGACATGGTTGCGATGCTCCAGGATTTTATTGATAAAGAGCGCAGGAGGGCAATCCAATGATCAAGATTCGCGTGGCGGCGTTCCGGGGCCTGTTGTACTGGATGGAAGAGCGCCAGCGGATTTATTTAAAGCGTCAGGCAGGCGAGCCGTGGCCGTGGACAGAAGATCCGATACTGCAACGGTATCGCTTCTGCAATACATACAGGGAACAGGACAAAGAGACGGTCTGGCTGCGGGAGAACTGGCTCCAGCCGTATCGCGATCATCCGTATCTGTGGTTCGCCTGCTGCCTGTTCCGGCAGATCAACTGGAGTCCAACGTTAGACGCAATCGGTTTCCCCGCGCAGGGGTGGCAACCGGAACACGTGATTGCAGTGATGGAGTCACGCAAGAAGGCGGGTATAAAGACCTACACTTCCGCCTACATGCTGCCCGAGCACGGGGAGAAGAGTAAAGCCCGCTACACGGTCAACCGTGTCCTGACACCGCTATGGAACGCAGTCGAAGAAGGTAAGGAGTGCCTACCGTGGACGCAGAAGCCTAACTGTACCCTGGAAGAAGCTCACCGCTGGCTTTTGAGCTTCTATGGGTTCGGGGCTTTTCTCGCCTACGAAGCCGTGACTGACTGGCGCCATACGCGGTACTTGAGTAACGCGCCTGACACCCTCACGTGGGCCAATCCCGGCCCTGGCGCCAAACGCGGCATCTGCCGTCTTCTCGAAATCTCAATTAAGGAAACCATCCCTGCGAAGGAACAGTTGTCCTACATGCAGCGCATCTTTGAGGCTGTTGAAGAACGCCGTGACCGCAGCATCCTACCAGAACTAGAGATGCGTGACATCGAACATGCGCTTTGCGAGTACGACAAGTACTGCCGTGTCAAAGACGCCATGAACGCAGGCGTGACGTTCCGTGGCGGCTTGGAACGTTTCCAGCGCCCGCTCCACGCGCTGTTCTAAAACCAAACCGTAGAATCTTCCTGGCAAGGAGATTTTATAATGAAACCCCAATTAGTTGATAACGCTTGGAAAGATCGGAAGCCAGAGAATCATCGGCTTCTGAAAAGTAGTTATGTTGCAGAAGGTATTGAATTGTTCGTTGCGCGCTTTACGCGGGTTGAAGTTGCCCCAGCAGATTGGCAGAATGATCCGCTTCAGGCGTTTCTTGTATGGCCGGGGCCGATTAGAAGATTGATGAAAGAGCACGGTTGCGAGGATGTGCTTCAATGTACGCGATGGGGCATAAGTCCTGGCAACCGGAAATCGCTCAGGGAGGGAGTGAGTAAAGTTGGTTTGCATTGGAGCCTGGATGTTTTGCGCGGGGCGCTTGTTACCCTGCGCCTGCCACCGGAATACCGGGTTTGGAATAAACAAAGTGGGTTGTACGTTCGTGATCTTTGTGTTGTTGCAGTTCAGCTTTACCATCCTTTGGTGAAGGTAAAGCAGCGGCGCAGCCAGAGGTGGTATTAGGATACCAGACCGTAAAATACCAAAGGATGAAGACCATTAACGCCGTCAACATAAACGACGCCTGGGTGGATGCCAGGAATTTGTTATACGCTGTGCATACTACCCGGCCTTCGCGCGTGGGGCAGGTGTGGGAATACCCTACACCTGTCACCACCGTCTACACCCGTCCGCTGGAGCGTGTTTTATTCGACCCTCAGCGCAACGCAAACCCTTTCTTTCACCTGATGGAGGCGCTGCACTTACTCGCTGGCAGGCGCGATGTCTCCTGGCTCGAACAGTTCAACTCGCGCATTAGGGAATTCGTAGGCCCGGACGAGGAACAGCATGGGGCCTATGGCTGGCGTCTACGCAAAGCCTTCGACCTGGACGGCGGCGCAGAAGACGATTACGCAGACCAGTTGTTGAAAGCCATCCGCATGTTAAAAGCTTCCCCCAACGAACGACGCGCCGTAATCGCCAACTGGAATCCGCTGTGGGACTTGGAGCGGCCTGAGCTTGCCGATATTCCATGCAATACGCATGCCTACTTGAAGATCCGGGATGGCAAACTCGATATCGTGGTCTGCTGCCGGAGTAACGACATCATCTACGGGTGCTATGGCAGCAACATCGTCCAGTTTTCTGTCCTGCTAGAATACCTTGCTGCGATGATTGGTGTACCCGTGGGGACGTACTACCAGATGTCCGACAGCTGGCATGCGTACACCGAGCGCTGGGACAAGCTTGCCGGGAATCCGCCGTACACGCTTTACGACTTCTATGGCGATGCACCTCCTGGCTCATCCGCCGTTGAACCGTATCGTATGGTTGAGGACCCGGAGCGGTTCGACAAGGAGTTGCAGCACTGGATGGAACGGAAGTTGTACCGCGACAAAGACTGGCGCAACCGTTTCTTCCCGGACGTAGCCGAGCCGCTGTGGCAGGCCTGGGCCTGTTACAAACGGGGCGTGTTAGACGAAGCCTGCTTTAATGTGTTGCGCTGTGAGGCAAGTGACTGGGCCTTGGCCTGTACGCTTTGGCTGAAACGGATTATTCAAAAACGGAAGGGGGCATAATTTATGGAACTGCTAATTGATACAATCGGGCGCGAGGAAGAGGCATTCGGCCTTCTGGAAACCGCTGGGATTCCCGTCATGACAGACCCGGACGTGGGAAATTGCTGCCAGCTTCCCGACACGATATCCAAGAGTGAGGTGGAGGATGTCCTTGACGATGCGGGAATCGAGTACCAGTGGCCCGGTGCTGACGAAGACGAAGAGGAAGTAGAAGAAGAGGACAGTGCTGACGACGAAGAGGAAGAGGAGGAAGATGATTCGCAACAGGAAAGCGAAGACAAGAGCGATCCGGTATAAAGGCGTGTTCGTCGTGAAGGTCCAGCGGCCCGTCGCAACCAACATACCGGGCGGTGGCCTGGCGATGATCTACAACCGGGACCGCTCCGTGGAAACTCTGCAGCCCATGAGCGACGAATTGCGGAATGCCATGGGAGACGAGTACAAGCAATTTTGGTATGCATACTTTCGGGGGACGGTCTTGCATCTCGATAGACAGGCCCCGTGGCAGGAGTGGTAAATGGATAGTGACGAAATGGAAAGCCGCGAGTGGTTGATTCATAAGCACGTTGAAGAAGCGGTCATGCGCATGCACCAGATTCTCTTCGCAGATGACCTTACGCTAGCCGAAAGCAAACTCGCCTGGATGCAGGTGATTGAAGCCATGGTTCAATCGGTGGCCTTGGAGCGCCAGACCGATGTCAGTAAGGAATGGTGGCTGAAGGGCGCTGTTCACCAGAAACCATTCGAGCCGCCGCCCGCAGACCATATCCAACCTGATCCCCTCGCAACGCACCTGGAAGGCGGGCCACGCTATTTCCAGCACGAAGGCGAGGCAGGCTTAATGAAGGGCGAGGATTTTAAGTAGTTGAGGTATGAAATATTTCAAACAACAGGAGGAACATGTTGTCATCCGGGAGCACCGGACTCCCCTGGCAGTCCAGGTAATGGAGGAGATCCGGTTCCGCGCGGGCACGCTGCGCTATCGTGGATCCAAATACGCAAGTAAGAAGATGAAACCAAGAAAACCATGAGGGACTTGGCGAGTAAGGCAGAGTTTTACGAGTTGTCGCGCCGGATGATAACGGGCAACCGACTGCGGCAGTGGGCCTGGGAGGAATTCCAGGCCCTCTACCAACAGAATAAACTACCGCCCGTAATCGGAATCCGCTACAAAGACGGGGTGCGCCGCCCCGCCACAGGTTTATACCCCTTGGCGAAAGCGTACGACATGGGTAAGACCCTCCTGGGCGAGGGTCTGCTTTTCGATGAAGGTGCGCCCCACGAGTACTTGACGATACAGGGCGAGGTGATGGCATCTCACCGGGGACTAGAACTCCGCTACTCCCATGCCCAGATCCACCAGAGAATCCTCTGGCTAGAAGACAATACCAACGGCGGCATCGTTCATCACGCTTATGGCCTGCGCGCGAGTGCTCTCCTACAACTACACATGGACGATGCGTCCTGGGAGACGCTGAACGGCATCCTGGCGTGTCAATTAGGCGAGACAAACACGTGGGGTGACGACGTGATAAACTTCCGCTATCCCATTATTGAATTCGCTGTCTTTTCAATTGGCGTTGGCGTGTTGAACACCAACACCTTATTTTGGGAAGTCCGTACAAAGTATTGAACCCTCCTTCCGCGCCTTTACGTATCTGCCAATCCACGGTATAGTACGCCGTAGTAAAGCGCCTTTGGGTCACGCTCAGGCTACTGCGGGCGGTGGGCTTCTCGAAAGCCTACTTACTGAGTCAATCCCCTAGAGGTGTAACAACCCGTTGTGCACTCGAATGACTCACCGGAAGCGTGTTTTGATAGCAGGGCAGATGCTGATCGACATCTTGCAGTGTACGGTGTCCAAGGTCAAGGTGTTGAACCCGAAAGACGGCCTGCTCTTGCGCCGCGTGAGTCCCGTTGAGGCTATCGCTTTGGTCACCCGTGACAACACCTACGTAGGCGAGACAACGCCAACTTTTAAACGGGTCATGAGCCTGCGTAAGGTCAAGACGGATCTGCGGCCCGACTCGCTGTGGATTCCCGATCTGGGATTTTGGGATGACCGGGCGGTGTTACGCTACTCGCCCGATATGCGGAACATCCCCTTGAAGGCCCGCAATAAGGAACTGCTAGCGATGTGGAATAGGATGCTGAGGGCGCATCCCGCACCGAAAAGCTGGAGGCGTCCGTAATTGCAGTATTTCCTAACATCCGTAAAGCTTTGCGTTACAAAGGTACAGGATACTTATGAAAAATGGCAATTTACCAGTAAATGGCAAGGGCGACATCGGTAAGACAGGCCATCGTACAGGCATTCCCCCAACCGTACCGGGCTACGTCCACCATAAGGTCACGCCCGCGACGAAGGACACTGTCCGCAAGATGGTTTTGCTTGGGAGTACCCGGCCATTGATCGCTGGCGCTTTAGGAATCTCGCCCGAGACTTTGGAAAGGCATTATCACGATACCCTGAACTTCTACCAGGCCCACATGCTGTCTAACGTTGCGAGTAAAGCCTACACGATGGCGCTCAAAGGCAATCCCGTCATGGTCCAGTTCGTTTTGCGTACCAGAGCAAGATGGAAGGATGACATGTTCGGGGAAGGCGACCAGCAGTTGATCAAACGCATCATCGGTATCCGGGAAGAAGATCTGTGAAAGTCTACGCAGTCGGTAGGGACGGAAAGGTAGTAGAGCAAATGTCGAAAGATCATAGCATAACACCTCAGAAAGATTCCGCGTCCGAGAGAACGCAAGTGAAAGATCCTGGCCCGGCGATTGTACCCGAGCCGCCTGTTACTGGTATCGAAACTAAGGGAATCGGCTGGGCCGTCAAACAAATGCATAACGGCGCAAGAGTCTGCCGCGCCGGATGGAACGGCAAGAATATGTGGCTGGCACTTCAGGTCCCGGACGCCCATTCTAAAATGAGCTTGCCCTACGTCTACATGAAGACAGCGGACGACAAGCTCGTGCCCTGGCTTTGTTCCCAGACCGACTTGCTTGCCCTAGACTGGGAAGTCGTTGGGAAACCCGGTGAATAGCCCGCAGGCTGCGCCGCCGCTACTTTCCGGCCCCCTTACCCCTAGGAACCCCCTGGCGATGCAGCCTACTGCATCCTATGCACACGGTTTTGGCCTATGAACCCCCCTAACGAACCGATTCCGGTATCCGGCGAGAATCTCAGCGTAAACTCCGTTACCTTCGACAAGCTGACGCTTGGCCCATCGATAACGATGGTGGGCGCTGTCTCGCCCTGGTCTAATCCTGGCCACTGGCAGCTTCCCTCGCAGCCGCCCAACCGCTGGCGAAGATTCTGGACCTGGCTGCTGTTGGGCTGGACCTGGAAGCGTGTTGATTAAATAATGGGCCGTCCCGCCAAACCCCTCGTCAAGACGAAATCCAAGAACTGGATTCCGCCCAAAGACTATCTGCGCGAGAAAGCCGCTGCGGCGAATAGCAAGTTCATCGACTTCAAGCCGCGCGGCGCAATCCTCACGCAGTTCTCCTACAAAGACCGTGAGTACATATTGTCCGGCCCGGCAGGGACTGGCAAGAGTAGAGGATGTCTCGAAAAGTTGAACGCTGTCTGCGAGAAGTACGTAGGTGCGCGCTGCTGTATGGTGCGCAAGACGCGCAAGAGCCTGACGCAGACAGGCATGACAACGTTTGAAGAGCGCGTCCTGCCAAGAAAGAACTACATCCCCTTCCATACGGGCGACCAGGAATACCGCTATCCCAACGGGAGCATCATCGCTGTCGCAGGCCTAGACGATCCGGCCAAGCTGTATTCGTCCGATTGGGATATCGTGTTCATGCAGCAGGCGGAAGAATTAACAGAAGACGACTGGCAGAGTACGCTGCGTGGATTACGTAATTGGAAATTACCGTACCAGCAGATAATCGGGGACTGTAACCCCGGACCTCCGGGCCACTGGATTCGCGCCCGCGCTGCGACAGGGGCTTTGAAATTATTCGAAACCCGCCATGAAGACAATCCCGAATTATGGGACGACGAGAAACACGAATGGACGGAGCGTGGCAAGCAGTACATTAGCATTCTCGATGGCTACACGGGCGTGCTGTACAAGCGCTTACGCCTTGGCCTGTGGGTAGCCGCTGAGGGAATGGTGTACGAAGACGTTTGGGACCGGGCCGTTCATGTCATCCCAAGGTTCGTTACCGCAACGCTCGACAAAGATCAGGTACCCAAAAGCTGGCCGCGCTACTGGGCGGTGGACTTCGGCTACACGAATCCATTTGCATGGGCAGCGTATGCGGAAGATCCTGACGGTAGATTGTACCTGTACAAGGAAATCTACCATACCAAGAAAACGGTGAGCGAACACTGCAAACGGATTATGGAAGTCACGAAGGACGAGCCTAAACCACAGGTGATCGTTTGTGACCACGATGCGGAAGACCGCGCCACGTTCGAACGTGAGACAGGCTACCGCACCAAAGGGGCCTGGAAGGCTGTCAGCGCGGGAATCCAGGCCATGCACGAACGCCTCAAGTATGCGGGCGATGGCAAGCCACGCTTGTTCTACCTGGAGAACTCCGTAATCGACCTTGACGCAGAGCTTCAGCAGCGCCACGAGCCAACGAGTAGCGAAAGCGAATACGAAGTCTACGTATGGGACACGAGCGCCAACAAAAAGAAGGGTGAAGAGCCTGTCAAGAAATACGACCACGGTAAAGACAGAGACCGCTACATGATCACGCACATCGACCAGACGTGGAAGCGCTCCAAGCCGATGACCATCGACATCCCGATACTCACGCGAACGGGTGAACAGAACGAAGACATTAGCCTGGAGCGCAGAAGCCCCTGGCACTTCGGCAACTGAATACCGTATAGTGAATAGTATGCCAGAAGAATTTGCCTACGATCTTGCGACAGGCGGCACGCTGGAAGTACGGCGGGCCGATATCACGCCATCCCAGCTGCTGGCAACGCTTGGCCCGGTAGCTGATAGAAAAGCCCCTGCCAATGTCCCCTGCGGCACGTGTACCGCGTGCTGCTGGTATTCGCGTACCGATGTCAAACTCGAAGACGAGAAGCCCGAGGACTTGTTGTTTCTCGATATGGAATGCGATGAGGCGGGCTACTTCCTAAAGCACCGCCCGGATGGCGCATGCGTTCATCTAGGCGCGAACGGTGGCTGCAGTGTCCATGCCCATCGGCCATTGGTCTGCCGCGCCTACGATTGTAGAGTCATGGGCCTGGCTGGTTTAGCGCCCGTTGCAAGCCCCGGCCATGTAGCACCTGTCTGGGAGTGGCCACTAGAGACACCGCTAGACAAAGCCATTATCGTTGCCGCACGCCACGCAGGTAAGCCCTACATCGACGCCTGTACAACGGGCACGCCAGACCCTCCCGGTAACGTGATGGTTGCGATCATGAAGGGCATCTGGGAATACCTGCCAACCGCCCGCGCCATGGTAGCGCTGTTCGACTCGATGCCCATCGAGGAACAGATGCGCCTTGCCGAGGCATCGCTAATGTGAAGATTATGATGCGCATGATCAACCACTACTTTCGCGATCCACAGCCGGATGACGCCAACGCTGTCCGCTCAACATACTATCCCCACAGCCTCCGCGCGGGAGTCCCGCTGCCTAAGAGCCGTGACGGTAAGGTTTACAACGTGATCTTCGAAGCCTGCGACTTTCACCCCAACTGCCAGGCGGTTGAGTACGTGGGCTGCACGTTTATCAACTGTTACAACATTGAGAACTTTAACCATACGGACTGTACCTTTATCGAAAGAGCCATCAAACAGGAGGCGCAATAATGCCAGCAGAACAAAACACCAGCGGCACAGCGGTGGCAGATTTCGAGAAGGAATTCTGGGGCAGCTGTGCCAACACGATTGGCGAGGAGATCAAGCAACTGGTGTACGCCCGCTACATGGGGCTGGAGCTTACGGGTACGTGGCGCACGAGCTACAACTTCGATCTAAAGGGCCAGCGTGTCGTTGACATTGGCGGTGGGCCAGTTAGCCTTCTGCTCAAGTGCCAGAACGGGAAGGGTACGGTGATCGACCCAATCCAGTTCCCGCCCTGGGTCTTCAACAGGTATGAGTATGCAGGCATCGAGCATTACACGATGCGCGGCGAAGATCTTCTGCCGCTGGCCGACCAGTACGATGAAGCATGGATCTACAACGTGCTTCAACATGTCGATGATCCATTGAAGATCATCGCCAACGCGCGTAAGCTAGCCCGGAGGGTGCGGATGTTCGAGTGGATCGATATTCCGCCGTATATCGGCCACCCGCATATGCTGACGCAGGCGATGCTGGAGGCAGCGCTGGAGCGGGGCGGCAATACGGTGGCGCTAAACGAGAGCGGCTGTTATGGCCGCGCGTTCTATGGGTCTTGGATTTATTAAAGGAGACATAAAATGCCAGCAGGACAAAATACCAAAAGCGGTTTGGGCGTCATGCGTATGATCCGCTCGCTACCCACGCCGCAGATGCGTGCTTTTGAGGACAACGGAACGCAGACGTACAACGTTGTCGTAAGCTTTAGCGGGATCTACAAGTACACCTACGCGGGCGTGGTCTATGCTGCGGGCGCAACCATCCCGTACGACGCCGCTGGAGGCACGATGTATTCGAACATGGGCCAGTTGGAGCGCGACTTCAATAGCGGCTGGCTAGACCCGAGCAATTAAGAGGTTGAAGTATGATTACCGTACACGTCCTCTTGATGATCCTTGCGATTGTCTGTTTGTTTTTAGCGGCGATCAACGCCCCGGTACCGCCGCGCCTCAACCTTACGGCCCTGGGCCTGCTGTTTTGGGCCTTGGCAATAACCCTTGCCACCCAGTAATCTTGCCGTAACGGTTCACCGTATAACATATTCGTCGGCGCATCGTGCGCATTCGTGGTACCATGAAGCGGCTGGTTTGTCAATCAGCCTAGACAGCTACGTAGTTCAACTTGAGAGAGGTATCAAAACAACATGGGTTCGTTTTACGCTGTGATCACGCTAATTGCTCCAGCGGGTGGTCCGGTTGATCCAGGGTTTGGAGTCCCTGGCTGGCCGACTCACCCGATTGCTCCCGGTGGCCCGCCCCCTGGCGTGTGGCCAGGGCCTGGTTTCCCGGCCCATCCTATTGCCCCCGGTGGTCCCCCTCCCGGTGTGTGGCCCGGTCCCGGCTTCCCGGCCCACCCGATTGCTCCTGGCGGGCCACCTCCTGGCGTTTGGCCCGGACCTGGCTTCCCAACCCATCCCATCGCGCCGGGTGGACCGCCCCCTGGCGTGTGGCCAGGGCCTGGTTATCCCGCGCATCCCATCGCTCCGGGTGGCCAGCCGCCGTACCCGAGTCAGGGGCCTGGTTTCCCAACGCATCCGATTGCGCCTGGTGGACCGCCTCCCGGTGTTTGGCCCCCCGAGGGAACGCCCGAGCACCCCATCGTGCTGCCACCGGAAGTAACGCTTCCCCCTGGCATGCCATCGCAGCCGATTTCCGGTGGCTGGATTATTGCCTTCTGGCCCGGAAAGGGCTGGGTGTTAGTGCCGCCTCCGCAGGGCGCAGGTGGTAACGTTCCGCCGCACGTCAGCACGACACCTCCTGGCGCGACCGGAGCACCGCCTGCAGGCCAGCCCCCGACAGTGCAACCTGTTAAGTAACACCTAACCAAGTTGCCGCCTCTGACTCTCATCCCAGGGGCGGCAGCACTTTCTAAACATGCTAACCAAAGAACAGCTGGAGGCGTTTGAAGTGCAGGCGCGGGCCACGATGGGAATGAGCGAGTACATGGCGCTTGTGCTACAAGCCGAGATCGTACTTGCGCTTCGTGACATCGTTGACCAGCTGCGTGCGCTAACAGGCGCGACATCCGGCGTTGGTAGCGGGCCACTTAGCGTAAGAGAGTGGCAGAAATGATTTCTCCTCCCAATACCGCCAGGGGGTCCTACGGGATCGGCTATGGAGGAAGAATGAAATTTGCGACTCTGATTCTCGCACTTCTGCCAGTGCTTGCAAAGGCTGACACGCTGTGCGCTGACTTGACAACTAACGGTGCCTTCGGTACGTGTAACGGGGCGCTGTTTCTACAAATTGCCGCCCGCCCAACAGGGTCTGGTGTTATTGACCCGTTTGTGCGGCTCGACACCAACAATCCAATCAACGACGGGTACAACACAGACGCCCGTCCGTATGCAGCAAATAACGACGCACAGACCACAGGAACGTTCGACCATTCCGAATTGGAATCGTTGATCGCCTTGGCGATGGGAGGACAGGTTGTTAACGGGGTGACGCTTCCTGGCTCTTCATCGCAGCAGTACCTGGAACTGGAGTTGGACATCAACCAGACAGGCGCTCATCCGCTGCTCTCACTTGACCAGCTGGCTGTGTTCTTTACCAATACAGGTACAGACAATCCGGCGATCACGCTAGACGGCAGCGGTAATCCGATCATGCCTGCTTTTGCGGGAAGCCTGATCTACAACCTGGATGGCGGGGCCGTCAACCGATGGATCGAGTTGAACTACGCCCTCAATTCGGGATCAGGATCAGGCGACATGTTGGCGTTCCTCCCGGTGTCAACGTCGCAGATTGCGGCGTGCGGGCCGGGATGCGACGTGACGGTGTTTTCGAGCTTTGGCCAACAGGCCGGAAGTTTTGCCAATAACGACGGCTACGAGGAGTGGGCCGCTGTTTTGGCTAACCCTACTGTAACACAAACCCCTGAAGTGAGTACTCTGCTAATGGCCCTTGGAGGGCTGTTGGCTCTACTTAACTCAGAGAAGCTGACCAAGCGTTTCCGCAAATCGTAACGGAGGAAAGAAAAGACAATGAACAAGAAGTTCGCCACCACCGCGCTTGCCGGATTGCTACTCGCTGCAAGTGCTTATGCCAACACGATTACCATCAACGCTGGGGAGTCACCGACTTTCCCGCCAACCTTCAGTACACTCGCTACAGGCTCCAGCCCGCTAATCCTGGCGCCAACCGCCTGCTGCGGCGTCAGCAACTCGTTTATCATTGCGGCCTCAGCAATCGGTACGCCCCCGCTGCCTAACGGGCAGCTGGATACCGATACCATCACCGTCAGCACGACGGGTGCTGGCACCCTCTTCATCTGGATCACCGAGCAGGGCATTACCGCGCCTCCCGGAACGGTCAACGTCACGAGCGGCCTGACCGCCAACCTCATCAACGGGGCAATCACGAATGTTGCATTGTCCACGTTCCTCAGTCCGACCAACAGCGTTTCCCCGCCCAACGGAAACTTGCTCGACACCAACGCTTTTACCGCCATCGGAACACAGTCGAATACCGTCAGCATGCTGGAGAACGGAACCTACTCCCTCCAGTCACTGTACGTGATCACGGCTACCGGGGCGGGCAATGCCAACCTGACAATCGACTTGGCTGCGAATAACGTACCCGAGCCTGCGACCTTCGGGCTATTTGGGGGTGCGCTGGTCGTGGTTGGGCTGCTTCGCCGCAAACGGCAGCGGCTGAAGTAGCGACAGTTTCGGCCACCTCCTCCGGGGGCCGGACACAGGGGCTTGCCGGGCGGTGTTTAAAACGCATTCCGCCGTCCGGTAAGCACCTTGAAGAAGTTGTTATGGGCCTGTACACGGGATCAATGCGAGTATTTGTAGTAGGCCGGGACGGCGAGGCTGTCGCGCAAATTCAATTTGCGCACGATGGCTCTGGTGTATGCCAACAAATCAACAGGAGGAAGTCTATGAGTATTTTCGATTCGAAGCTCGACAAACTGAAGAAGAAGTACCAGCCCGCTATCGACGAGATGGTGCATCAGGGTGTTGAAGTCCTGGAAGAGAGATTGGAGGGCGACAAGCTCTACATCAAGGGCAATGCCCCAACTCAGGAAGCCAAGGACCGGGTGTGGGACGAGATCAAGATGATCACGCCCGCCTACGGCGAGGACCTGATCTGCGACATCGACGCGCCGATACGCGCCACGCCGCCGCGCGAAGTGCTCCATGGTCACGCAGAAGAAGAGAGCGACAAGCCGCTGGCGGAAGTTCAGGAGTACGTCGTGAAGCCGGGTGACACGCTGTCGAAGATCAGCCAGCTGTACTACGGGGACGCCTCGCGCTACATGGAGATCTTCGAAGCCAACAGCGATGTCCTTATGGACCCCAACAAGATCAAGCCCGGTCAGAAGCTCGTGATCCCGCCCAAGGGGTAGGTTATGATTTGCCAGGCAGATCTCCAAGTCTACCAGGGCGACGATTACCAGGGTACCGTTGCAGTACTCGATAGCAGCGGCAACGCTGTGGACCTTACGGGCTACACGGCCCTCGCGCAGATTCGGATTATGCCTGCGCAGTACTGGCCCTACGTTGCCGCTGATATCACCTGTTCAATCGGTAGCCCGAATAACGTTGTGGACCTCTACATCCCTGCAGTTGTCACCGCTACGCTCTACTGCACGTACGTCTGGGACCTGCAGTTGACCGACAGCGCGGGCCTTGTCAGTACGGTCCTGAACGGCAATGTCTACGTCGAACAGGACATCACCCGCGCAGCAGGCGCGCAGCAGCGCGAAAGCGATCAAGCTTGGTTAGTCAAGCATGACACACCCTGGCGCAGTAGGCTGCAGCAGATCCATGCTATCGTTGACGTTGGTTCCCTCCCTGCCAACCCCCTAGGCATCGTTTCCCTCAACGCCCGCCTCTAACTTGTTCCCTCTGACAATCCCGGAGTGGTTTCCTCACTCCCAACTCCCAAGCTGACACGGGGTTGAAGGAGGGCTACCCATTATGAGTACCGTTACCTGCGACGAAAACGGCGGCTTTACCGTCACGCTCAGTGAGCAGTCCTTTACTGCGAACCTAGGCGGGGCAGGTACAGGCGGCGGCATACCTGGCGCAAGCGGGCCAAGCGGGCCAAGCGGACCCACGGGTGCCACAGGCGCGACAGGTGCAACAGGCGTTACAGGTCCTGTTGGCCCAACGGGCATAGGCGCTACAGGTGCTACAGGTGTAACAGGTCCGACAGGCCTGCAGGGTCCGGTTGGCGCAACGGGTAATGTTGGACCAACGGGAACAACCGGAGCAACCGGGCCAATCGGTCCTACGGGTGCCGTTGGTGTAGCAGGTGTAACAGGCCCGCAAGGTGTAACAGGTCCGGTTGGTGTTTCTGGTGCAACAGGTACAGCGGGCGGGCCTGGACCTACGGGCGCTACCGGGCCTACGGGTAACGATGGAGCTACGGGGCCAGCGGGTGCGCTGGGTGCATCCGGTGCAGCGGGCGTAGCAGGTGTAACAGGCCCGCAAGGCATACAGGGTAATGCAGGCGCTACTGGCCCAACGGGGCTGCAGGGCGTATCGGGACCAGCAGGTCCAAGCGGGCCTACAGGGGCCACAGGACCAATTGGCGCTACAGGCGCGGCGGGTACCAGCGTCACGATTAAGGGTAGCGTGGCAACAGCAGCTAACCTACCTGCGACGGGGAACACAAACGGCGACGGCTACATTACGCTGGACACAGGCCACTTATGGGTATGGGATGGGACTAAGTGGACCGATGCTGGCCCGATTGTTGGGCCAAGCGGAGCAACGGGTCCTGCGGGTACAACAGGCGCAACGGGTGTCCAGGGGCCTGTTGGGGCGACAGGTGCAACTGGGCTGCAGGGGCCAGTCGGAGCTACTGGCCCCCAAGGCGTTGCTGGTCCTGCAGGTGCACCGGGTGCGGTAGGCTCTGCTGGAGCGACAGGCCCAGCGGGTGCGGTAGGTGCAACGGGCGTAGCAGGAGCGGTTGGCGCTACAGGCGTATCGGGTCCAGCAGGCAGCGCTGGCGCGGTAGGTGTGACAGGCCCGGTAGGAGTTACTGGCCCTGCTGGCCCTGCAGGTTCGGTCGGAGCTACAGGCCCGGTAGGCACAACCGGACCCATTGGCGCTACGGGCGTAACGGGCGCGGCAGGTCCAATTGGTCCAATCGGTGTTACAGGCTCGCAGGGGATTGCCGGGCCTTCGGGTCCACTTGGTCCTACGGGGCCGATTGGCGTAACCGGGACGCAGGGTCCAATCGGTGTTACAGGCCCAATTGGTGTATCCGGCGCGGCGGGCATCGGCGTAACAGGTGCGACAGGCCCAATCGGCGCTACTGGTGCCACTGGCCCAGCGGGTTCGGGAGGAAGCGGCGGCGCACAGACCCCATGGTTACAGGATATCGATGGCGCGGGCTACGCACTAAACAATGTTGGCCCCTTGAACTGCACGGATATCATCCGTTGCAATAGCGTGACAACCTCTGCGCCAAGTTCCGGCCAGTACGCAGAGTTGTACCTGGCAAACAGCCAGGGAGTTGTTGATGCGTGGGATTACGCGGCCAACGTTGGCTTGCCGATGACGATGTCGGGGAATCCGACTGTAATAGCCGCTGGCAATAATACCAGCGGTACCCAGTTGACCATGAGCGGCACAGCGGTGATATTCCAGTCCTACCAGGGCGCGAGTCCTCTTGTCGATCTGGTTAAAATCACGCTTGCAGGCAACGTGGGTATCGGGACGGACACTCCCCAGTACCCGCTTCAAGTTGCTGCTCCAGCGTCTACTGTATCTGCTGTGCTGTTCGGTAATCCAGCGGGGCCAAACTCACTTGACTTCCTGGTTCCCTCTGGCGGCAATTGCCTGATCTCCGTCAACCTCTATTGGGCTGGTGCCTGGAGCCTTCGCAATACCACCTACG